AATCATTACTGAAAGTTTTAACCAATGTATTTGATATAATTTGATAAAAGTTATATCCATTATAGTATTGTGTTTTACCATTTTGAACATAGGACAATACATTTGTAGATAACCCATTAATAAATTGTATTGCACCAAATGAATCTCTTTGCGGATACATATTCAATATGTTATCATATACACTACTTGTAGGATTATTGATATATGCAAAAATAGTATTGCCTGCAAAATTATTATTGGGATAAGTTGCAGGACTGCTTAGACTTGTTCCTGTATAATCAAATAATTCAAATAGAGGAGGTGCAGTGTATGAAAACTGTTGTCCAGATGATTTCCATATTCTGTTTGCATTATACCAAAAATTAACCCCTTCATATATTCCATATTTTACAGTAGTTCTATCGCCATAAGCTGGGCTACCATCAGAATTTTGGCCGTCAGTGGCCAAAATCAAATCAATTGCACCAAGAGTCGTAATACCAGAAACAGTATAAATTCTGTTATTAATATTCGAGTCTGTAGTATCACTTGTCACTAAAATTCGCATACCATCTACTAATTTTATGTTGTCAATAAAATATTCTGGTTTACCAACTATAGTACCAAATACGTCATTGATATTATATATGACTACTTCCACTGTGGGTCTTGAATAATATCCATAATCCCAAAGTAATATATTTTTCGTAAATTCAATAATGGGTCTCTGAGCGCCTGCAGAACTAAAATCTGCTAATGGAGTTTGTGATATAGTAACAACGTCTATATGATACCAATTATTAGTTGCACTCCATTGATTCTGATCGTGAGACCATTTAGCTATGGTAGTATACATTTTATCATAAATTGAACTATCACCGTCCCAATCATACAAATCCCAACCTTTGGTATCCCAAGGAGGATTAACTATTGTGGGTGCAACATTTATAGTGATACCACCACCTTCATCAACATCAATAATATAATCAGTTGATCTCATAGAAACATTAATATCGTTAGAAAATATTATCGCTAATCCAGTAGTAAATGTTATTGTACCAACAAGTGTTTGACCTGTACTTGACAAAGTATATGCACCAGTATAAGTATAGCTAGTTTGCCCAACAATATCATTTAAGACATCAGTTTGATTTAATAATGAAATTGGTGATGGTCCAGTAGGAAGCCACAAATATCTAGTGTAATTTATTAATTTGTCCATATCAATGGGTGGTGCCCAAGAATAATATTCTTGATCAAATAATCTAGTGGGATTATCTATATTAGCTCCATCAAATTTCAATTGATTGAGTATATCATCATAGAACATAATATTATTAGTCATACCACTTGATGGATTAACACTGATCGCAGTCACTGGTAATTGATACTGAGATCTTTCAACAGTGGGCTCATCAATATAATAATCAACCGTGGGATTATAATAACTAGGTTTACTACCTATATATCCTGTTAAAAATTCAACACTTTCTGGTTGCAGCATGTGGTCAACTGTTGCAGCAAAGAACTTTTTGAGGGTGTCAGTTTGATTAATTTCAGGTAGTAATTTTATTGCTCGACGTTTTGTATCAACCATTTGAAGATATTCCTAACTGTGCTTCTGACAAACTATTAACTATTTGTATATCTGAAACTTGCGCACAACTGATAAAAATTTCATCGGGATTGCATGTAATTTCAAATAAATCACCAAATACAGCTTGTCCATTTTTTGGTACAATTACTATGGTACCAACTATAGTAGCTAAATTTACATGTATATAAGTTGCAAGCTCTGTAAAGAAGAAACTTTGACCAAAATCCCAATTTGATAATGCAAAATATTTATCTATTTGAGTTTTAATCGAACTCTTGACTTCGTTGTCACTATAAGTACTACCGTTGGTTTTAACTACTTTAAATATTACTTGATATGTTGGATCAGCCTGTGCACCAAACAATAGTTTGTAACTAACAGGATGCCAAATTATCTGATCAGTCATCATCTTAAATTGAGAAAAATAATTAAATGATGCAAGTAATTGATTTGAATCAGGTGGTATTGGTTCATTTATAGGAGCTCCTGCAGTAGCTATCCAGTTCCTCAATGCCGTATCATAAGAAGATGTCAATATGTAAATATCAATAATATTCATAATCGCAGGATCTATTCTTTGATCATAGGGAGCAAAATGTTTCCACACAAAGTATAAATTATTTCTGCCCACTCTATACTTATAATTTGCACTTACGTCTGTTAATATCCCATTTACCACTGAATAAAATTTACCAGTATTGGCTAAAAATGTTACAGAATTTGTTAACCAAAATTGTGATGATACAGTGGGTAATAATGAAATGTTAGTAAATATTGCATTTACAGGAATGTACGCAGGATTATAATATTGATAATTTGCAGAATCTAATGTTAATACCCAAAATACAAAATTAATATTACCATTTAATGGATCAACAATATTAATAAATTCATCTGGATTATCTGGTAACCCTTCAGATATACTGTCCCAATAAGTTACTTGAACACTACTGGGTTCTGCGTACCCGTCAGGATATATAAATTGATTTTTAATTTTCCAAAAATAATCCTGCCCTAATGCTTTACCACTATTGGGTGCAGAATTAATACCAAGAATATTAATACTGTCATCTACAGTGTTACCTGATGTTGGATCAATTATTTTAGTAGTGTTAATAAAGAAAAATCTTGCATCTTGAACACTTTCTACGACGAATCTTTGTGCTCTACTAAGTATTGTCCAACTAGTGGCACTAGTATATTGTACTAATAATAACCAACTTGAATCTAAATTCGTACTACTTGTATTACCAGCATACGTTAAACTAAACGACCCCGAAGAATTCAAATTATCTTTTGTAATTACATACCAAGTAGAAGTTAATATATTATACCCTATACCAAATGTTTGTTTAGCAGTAATAGCGGCAGATATAGCATTAATTTCAGTTGAATTTAAAGTAGTATCAAAAGCTGGATAGATGCTTTGTACATAATCACCTGAAACAATAGAACTAGCTAGATTAACTGCACCATTACCAGTCGATAATAATCCACTTAAACCTGTTCCTGTACCATTGCCAATTACTGATATAACAGATGTCCATCCACCAGAAGTAAATTTTATTAATGATCCCGCTGTCACATATACCATTTGATCAGCATTTGGGGCAGAACTACCCACCGGAACGCTTTGATTAGATCTAACAAATGATCCTGATGTAGATGCAACACCGGTGCTTGCTTGCCATTGAGTAGTAGGCGGTGTTTGTCTCGGAAAATACCCATAAAAGAAATCTCGCAATTCTGTTGCAGTATTTTGCAAGCCACTTTCACCATTCAATACAGGTTGTATATAATTAACTACAATTAATTCACTATTAATAGTATTATTAACAGGAACTGTAAATGTATTAAGATCAGTTTCAACATACAAAATACCATCGTCTCCAATGACATTGGTATTTTGATAAGATCCTGTAGGGTCGTTTAAATCTACGTACCTGCTTTGACCACTATATGTTCTATTTACAGCCTTTACTTTTAAAGCTTGACTGCTTTGTAGTGGATATAAATTATAATCCTCGCCATTTACCATACGGTCTTGAGTATAGTATACTGCAGAAGCATTTAGTGCAATTTGATCATTTGTTTCATTGGGTTGACTGTTTGCCACAGTAGATTGCAATGCAGAATTAACTGAAAGAGAAAATGTATTACCTATATTGTCATAATATGCAAAATTAAATTTTAAATTTGACATATCTGCAGGTCTAATTTGATATTGTAGCCCATTACTTGTTCTATACCAAACTCTTAATAATCCTGTGGGAACATTACCAAAATTTCCATCAGCAAAACGTATACTTATTTGATCATTACTATTATTATCCCTGGTTATAACACTATAAATATTTCTTATATTTTTTTTCAAACTATTATATATAATGTTATAACCATTTACGCTGGGTACTTGTGTCCATTGATCTACTACTAAACCAGTAGAATCAATCGTTTGAACCCAAACATCTGTTTGATTTACACTGTTAGCATTGATATCAAGTACTCTATTAGCTATAGGCAGAGTTAAATTAAAATCACTATAGCTAGATGATCCCTGTTTAAACATTAAAAAGAACCCAGTGTTTGTACTAGTAAATCCGTTACCATCATTTTGATATATTATATACCAACTATTAGTAGGATCTGGTGGTCGTTCGATGAAATATCCAGTTTGACCCAATTGTGTCAAAGTACTGTCAGATGGTGCAAAATCAGGATTTACTAATTCAAACGTCATATTACTTCCTGAGATAGATGCCGTAAATGATATTGCACTCGAGGGAATAGCAACATTGTTTAGTGCATATAAATCTGTTGGTATGCCGCCAACCGTGCCACTTTCATTGGGATTACCAAATTGGTTATTTAAATTTAATGATGCATTTAAAACCAATATAAATTGTTCATACCAATCAGCATTATTTTGATCATTCCAATTTATCGGAATATTGGCTAAATTATTTCCATCACTGTCATAAATTGTTTGATTAGTAACAACTTGTGTGATTTTTAAGAAACCAATAGATGTTAAACAACGCTGAGGCTGATAACTTAACATTTGAGCTAGTCTAAAAATACTATCACGTCGTTTAGCAGTGTCTAGAAAATTTTCATGAGTATTTAAATCCATCCTCAATGCAAGAGTAGTACCGATATAACTTAATAATTCAATAATAGCTACGAATTCACTACTTTCTATCCAGTCATTAAAATCTTCAGGATAAGAGACTTGTATATATGTTATTAGCGCAGTTCTAATAGTATTAAAATCATAAGCATTAAAATTTACCTGAGTGAACGCTTGGTATAAGACCTGCCAATCCTCAGCCGCGAACAACTGTTTTTGACGTTGCATTTGCGTAATTGCCATTATTATATTTCCTTAATCATCATGTTATAGCTGTATTATTAAACGTAACCGTAAAAGTGTTAACCACTGCCAAAGGAATATAAAGTATAGTCAATTGTACTAAAATTCCGTGTTCAAATTGGACAACATTAGTGTTTTGTAAAGATAATCTACTGTCATTTGCTACAACTTTTTGAACTTCATATACAACAGCAGCTTTAGTGACATCATCAAATTGTTCAAATAGTAAATTCCATATTCCGCATCCATAAGTTGGTAGCATTAATCTTTCACCAGGTCTGGTGTAGAAATTAGAAAGTAAATCTCTGTTAATTAATTCTATATCTGCGAATTGTTGTTTTTTGCTATTCGTACCAAGGGTACTATAGCCTACAAAAAGTCGCTTGGGTTGTATTATTGCCATCAATTTAACCAGTTCAACAGTGTTTTTATATTTATAACTATATAAAACACTAAGTTAATACAATTTACAAATTAACGTATACTGCCCTGAAATGAGTTACTTCATCAGCTCGTCTATTCTGAATAGACTGATTATAACTACCATTTAAACAATTCCAAGTCATCCATTGTTGAGTTGCAATATCAAAATCACCCTTTAGTAGAGACTGTGACACATCACTGCCCTGAAACTGTGATGGTCCGATATTAAATGCAAAGCATACACACATGTCAAATTGTGCTTGAGTCAAATAACCCGGCACAGCACCCTGCACAGCAGGAACCACTGGTTGGCCTTTTAGTATATCACCTTTGGTATATAAATCGTCACCCAGTAAAGACATAATTTGATCATCAGTTAAGCCCTGCTGCCATGGTATCTTATCACCATCAACCTCGGTATATTGACCCATTATTTCGTCTTGTTTCAATGCATGACCAACACCAATTAATATTTGGCCATTTTGATCTGTATAGGGCAAAGGGTTTAGACCTTCATATGAAATTAAAAATTGCATACCTGCATCGCTAAGTACTCCAGCACCGCCACCAGGATCTGGACCAGCATTTATATATTGTGGTATAGCACCATCATAACCAACACCTATCCAAAGTGCTGGCTGCATTCCTTGTCTAGGAGTTCCGTATAATGGCATTGGAAAATTAGCATTACTTACAATTGTACCCAATTGTAATGGTAATCCCGTATAAGGATCAGTAGCCTGTCCACCACTTTCTGTAATATAAGTGTCTGTTCCAACTATACCACCCGAATGATATGCATAGGGTTCATGATAGGGCAATCTATACAAAATAGTTTGTCTGGTAACATCAGAATAATTTCCAATTCCATCTATTTCTTTATCAACTTGTGTTAAATCTTTAGGATAAATTGGAAGTTGCCCACGCTCCGCAAACATAGCAAATTTAACATCCTGTGTTAAATCAGGTTTAGTAGTATCTAAATTAAGTGCTGGATAAGGATCCACTTCAACTACCAACGGGAGTATATCAGGTACAATTATATCTTCTTTTTGTACTTGTATTTTTTGAGTCTTTTTATCTGTATGTATATATTCTGCCTTATACCCACCAGTGTGTATTACCATATCATCGTCAGCAGCCAGAAAAATGTTACCAGCTGCAGAACACCATAAATCATAGCCAGTAGCAATAATAATATCATCTTGTTCTGCATAGATTGCAACTTGATGATTTGATGCTATCCAAATACTTTGATTACAAATAGTTTGAATGTACAATTCATGATAATTTTGTGTTGATCCTCCCGTATAATTGTAAACATTACCTTTCATAATAATATTAGATTCACCATAATTTGTTACTGACGTGTTACCATAAGTTGATACGAAAGAATTTCCCAATGTTGTAATATAAGAATTAGTTGTTGCAGTTACATATAAATTAGCCAAAGTTTGAACAATAATATTATCAACGGCCATAATAGTAACGTTTCCGCCTGCACTAAATATCATACTGTCCATTGAATCCATGTATATCAAATTACTAGATTCAATGTAAATGTTATCTATTGATTGAATAGCTATATTAGAATTTGAATTGATAAAAATATTACCATTGGCCTTAACATAGATATTTCCCCATCTAGAGGTTTCACCTGCCATTACCGGTGGCCCATTTGCAGTATCAAATATATTGCCTGCAGTGCGAGTATGAGTATTACTAGCATAGGTATAGATATTACTAGCAGTTAAATTAAAATTATTATATGTATTAATATTAATGTTGCCACCATTGGCTTGTCCTGCCATACTGGGTTGACTGGGATTTGGTACATTAGTGTCACCTCTGGCTTTCATATTGATTGTGCGACCAGCTTCAATATTAACATCTATGTCAGCACGCATGTTCATGCTGCCTTGAGTTCGCATACTAATATCACCATTAGCATATATTTCGACTGATCCATCAGTCGCCATATTAAACCAGTTATTACCATCATTGCTATTGATGTAAACGCTGCCCTCACTATCACTTA